TTGCTCTACAGCTTGTTCCCACCATCTTATAAACTCACTAGATTTATTAGTTAATATTTTATCATCAAAATGTGAGTTTTTATAAAACTTTACTTCGATACAATAGTGTAATGCTGTATCAGGAACAAACAGGTCTCCTTTCATAAAAGGAAGGGCTCCTGACATTGGAACCCTTTCAAAAGGTAGTCCTGTGTGTTTTCTCAATAGATCCTTTACTTGTTTTTCTCCCTCGGCACCTTTTGCTCGGGAATCAACCATTCTCTTTCTCCTTTTTACGGGCAGCTAAGTACCCTAAAAACAATTTAACACTTGTGGTGTACGCCCAAAACAAGAAAGGATGAAAGGTGTATCCTTTATCTAAGTAATCTTGCTTTGTCAACCACTCTTTTTGCCAATTATCTGTATAGAGACCTCTATGCTTTAGTACTGCATGGCCTCCGTCTCTAGGAGACTTAGTATAACATATCTTGCTCATTCCAAAGAATATAGACAGCATCATTAAAGGTACTTTTCTATTGCATATATTATACAGTATTGTAAGGGCGAAATCCTCACAATCTCCTCTATAAGGCTTTTCCTTCATTATGTACCAAGCCTCTCTTTTTCCAAACTGATCGGAATCACTTACATAAGTAAAGTTTTCTACTACATCCGCCAATTCATCTTGCATTTTATCTGTAATCATTCTAATCTGCTTATATTGTCCTCTTTTACTACTTCTACTTTTTCTAGTAGAGGATGAGTCCAACCATGGGAAACTATATAAGTATTAAGCCCTTCTTCAGTAAGTAGGACTTCTACTAATTTTTCTCTTCCCAGTTCATCTAAGACATTAATAACTTCATCTAAGAATAGTACATTAATTCTACTCTTTGAAATACTACTCATTAATTTTCGTATAGAAATCAAGGTAGCTGTGTTAACACGGGCTAACTCTCCGCTACTTAAAGCTAATATGTCTACTGTATTTCCATTATCAGATAATGAAACATTTAGTTTGTCGTTTTCAACTATAAAATTTATGTTAAAACGACCATCACTTAACTCAGCAAGATATTCATTTGTTAAATCTTCAAACTCTTTTACTAGATTTTCCAGTTTATAAGCTATAAGCCCATTATTTGAAAAAGCTCGTTTTAATACTTCTAAGTTTGTTGCGATCTTTTCTTGCTCAGATAATTCTTTCGTAATTCCTTCAAGTTCTTGTTCAAACTTTGTTGTTTGTTCTTCGATAACTTGGAGTCTTGTATTGTGTTTTTGTCTTCTTGAGTTTTCATCTATAACTCCTTTTAGCTCTGTTCGAGCCTTTTCAATTTTTGTTTTTAACTCAGCAATACCACTTTCTAACTGATCCCCGTCTAAGAATTCTGTTTGTAGATTATTATCCACTCTGGCATATAAATCCTCGAATTCTTTCTGTTTACCTTCTTTTTTCTTTATATTGGAATTGAGTCTTTTAACTCTTTCTAGTACGACGCTTAGGTGTACTTCTTCCTCCTCCGCTGCTTGGCTTTTTGCCTGGCTTTGGTTTTTTAGGTTTTGAATTACCGTAGGGTCTACCTCCTGATGGCATGTCGGACACTCCTTATCTAGCTTGTCTAAGTGAGCAAGCTCTTGCGCGGCTTCGTCTATCTTTCGCCTCGCTCTACCAAGAAACATTGTCATTTCTTCAGTATCTTGAACTCCTCCTACTTCATCCCCTGAGAGAGTAAAGTCGGTGGGTGATATATTCGAAAGTAGTTCTCTGTATGTATTATTTTCTCGAATTTTTTTATTTTTTTCAAAAATATTTTGAAAGTCTACTTGTAATGAACGTAATCGCGTCTCGTCTTCTTCCGAGATTTTTGGAAGATTTAACTCGGGTAGTATGTTGTACTCTTCCAATTTATTGTCATCGAGCCATTTCAATATGGTATCGGACTTGGCGGAAAGGGCTGTTAACTTTACATTAACTTGCTTGGAAACTTCCCGAAAGACCTCGTAATACTTACCATATTCTTCGACACCAAATAGATCAATCAAAAACTTTTTTCTATTAGCATCAGTAGTTGTTAGGAACTGTAAGCTAGCATTTGTACTCTGATATACTAACTGGGAAAATGTCTTGAAATCTAGTCCAAGAATACCTTCCAAAGTTTTATAGGTATTAGTAGCAGTATGGCTAGATATATCTTCTTTGCCTTTGAACAGTTTTACTTTAATAGTACCCCTGCTTCTTCGTACTTCTACTCTATACTTTTCATTTTCCACAGAAAAATCAAGGAATATATTGTATCCCTTGTTAAATTCTCGATTCTGTATTTCAGCTTTCTTAATGCCTTTGGAATTCTTATTAAAAAGTACCTCTTCTAATATTAGAGGTATTGAAGATTTCCCTGCACCGTTTTTTCCTAAAAGCTGTGTTACGGTAGTGTCGTCTAAATCTATTGAATTATTACTACCATAACTAAAACAATTATCCCATTGCAATTTCTTTAGAGTGATCATGAAAAGTACTTAATACATCCTTAACTTTAGTTTCGTCTAATTCCAGAATATAACTTAAATATTCTACTAATTCTTCTTCTATCGTCATTTCTTTACTAAGAAGAAGTGCTGTTTCTGTCTTTCTCTTAATAACTTTCTTGTCTAAGAGTTCTGTGTTGGCTACCGCAGACAAGTCTGCCATATCGCCTTCTAATTCGTATATTGTATGATGATAGTCTGTAGGAACCATCTCTTCCTCAGAAGTAACGGTTTTTCTTAATAATTGTGGCAGCTCAAATTTATGCCATTCCCAGTTACTATCATCTATAATTATATACCCTGTTTCTACTAGAGTTCTATGGAATTGTGTCGTCATAGGACTACCAGGGTATACTATGTTTAATTGTGTGTTTGTATGACTGTGTAAGTCTCCTGCAAATATTGTAGGAAACAATTCAAATCTTTTTAAATCTACTTCAGGAGTAACATGAGGAGGAATCGCTCCCCGTACGTGAGTGAAAAGCGGCTTTCGTATACTAAAGTCTTTAGCGTGCCATTTTCCGTGTAGCTCACAATAGGGGAGCACTCCAAACTGATCTTCGTTATAGATAGAATCTACGATTTCTATGAGAGAATTCACCTCCTTTGATGCTTTTTTCAGTTGTGTTAGAAAAGTTTGATGTTTTTTGGTGGCTTCATGATTTCCATCGTATATTAAGGTACGAACCTCTACGCCACTAATGAACTCAAAATATAGCTCTAACTCTGTCATGGAAGGAACCCGATCAAACAGATCCCCTCCGATGACATGAAGATCAACTTCGTTTTCTAATTCATGTACCTTTTTAAAAAATGCACTATATCGTTTACGCGCCCATTCCTCAGGAACGTTTTTCTGACCTACTTTTAAGTGCCAGTCGGCGGTAAACAGTATTTTCATTAGTAAGGTAAATCCTCTTTAAGCAGTTCTTCCGCTTCTTCAGGTACTTCTGAAGAGCCTCTGCTAACGTTTTCTAAAAACTCTCTTTGAGAGTCGGCAGTCGGTCGTGGAAGAAGCTCTTCCATAGACTTTAAGCCTTCTATTAGTGCTTGTTCTTTTTTGTCTAATGCACGAACTTTGCATTTTAGGGCTTGTAGTTGATACTCAACGTTATATACGTTAGGCCCAGTTTTAACTCTTTTAAAGTTAATATCCCATCCAGTTTCTGGATCTGTGGGATCACCTAAATCGTCTGCTGCGAGCATTACTTGCTCAAGAAGTTTCTTTTTAAGATTAAGAATCTTAACTTCACCATTGTGGATACACTGAATAGCATATGCCCATCCACATTTCTTTTCGGGGTGAAACTTCCTGACCCAATCTGTTTCTGCATTATCGAAAGTCTCAGAGTTTCGATTAAATGCCAAACACTCCATTGGAATGTTTTTGTTGTTGTCTCCAGTTACCCAGTAAACGTATCTAGGAAGTATATCTCCTACTAGTCGTACACTGTTGTCTCCGTCTACATACTGGTATTGTACCAGCGATGATTTTTGGGCTGAACCCTTGGCGTCTCCAAATTTTAGAGCCATATTTTTCTCCTTGCGTCTTCATACTTAAAGTGGATGAGTCCATCCTCTAAAGTAAGTAGTCTGTTGTTGT